AGAATACCAGACGCTAGCAGTAAACCCAGAAAACAAAGACGCCAAGAAAACCCAGGCCGAACTGACCAAGGTGATAAAGGTGAAATCATCCGAGGAAAACAAAGCGCATGGGGAAGCATTGAAGGCCAAGCGTGCCGAGGTTCGAGAGGCCGTGGGGAAATGTACGGACATCGACCAGTTAGATGCGGCCCTGGACATATTGTCCGGTGGATTCGAAATCAACTACTCGGAGTAACACCATGGAAGAAGATGAAGTGGGACAGTTGGTGATATCTGTATTTGTCTGTACCAGTCCGGACGGACGCGGTAAGCATGCCAGGGTTCACACCATAGTATGCGCCAAGCACCAAGCACACGATCGGTTTGCTGAGTTTAAAACTCTAAATGATAAGAAGGCCAATCTACATTGGCACGCTGAGTTTACCTATAGAACCTCAGTCTACTAATTGCCCTTATGTATGTTTAGCCCAGGCCGACCGCCTGGGCTTTTTTTTGTCTATACATAGCGCAGGTTCGGACCCAGGTAGACGGCCAGACAATCCCACACCCAGGTAGACCGCGACCCCTACCACCCCAAAAAACAAAAAGGGACTCCGGCGACCGCTACACTGTGTGTTACTCACTCGACACCACCATTTGGTTTTTACCCCCCCACCCCCCTGTAAATTTATACAGCTACCTGTATAAAAATTTCTACAAAAAACACCCCCCGGCAAAGGGACCCAAACTTTTTCTTGCATACCCCCATATTTTTCTGCTACATTTGCGCCCATACCCACATGGAGTGCCCGTTTCCTCTATGAACAACATAGCCCCGACGAATGAACATGCTGTTCCTACTTCTTTAGTAGAGCAGTTGGGCGACTCCTTTCAAGAAAACGTAAGAATTGCTGCAAGCACCGCAGCAGTGATGTCCGAGTTGGGCATGCCGTTTGAGATGACGCAGGAAGATGAAGACGCTGCACATAAGCTCTTCTCTCAAATCGATAAAAAGAAAAAGGCTGGCACAAAGAACGAAGACGTTAACCCCCCTTCTTTGTATCAAGGCAGCACTGCGCTAAAGCTAGCATCTTTGCTAACCGAGTATGACCACAGAGTTATTCTTGACGCTACTCAAGCACGTACGTACATCACAAACCGCCTGCTAGAGATTAGCGCCTGCGGAGACCCAAAAAGCGAACTACGTGCTATAGAACTCCTAGGGAAACTCTCCGATGTGGGAGCCTTCACTGATAAGTCTGAGATCACTATCACGCATAGAAGTGCAAATGACCTGCGGCAAGTGATCCAAGACAAGATTTCCAGGCTTTTGCAGACTGATGTTGTTGATATAGAAGCAAAGAGCATTAGTGACGAGCTAGGACTCCTAGACGATGAACCCCCAAGAACTACAGAACCTACTCAAAGCTCTTCCGAACTTGCCTAACTCAGTGTTGCAAGACCTTTATGTCTCTTTAGAAGAGCATGAAATCTTAAGCGAGCGCGAAAAGGCTAGGGATAAGTTCATGACTTTTGTAAAAAAGGCGTGGCCGGGGTTCATTGAAGGCGCACACCACAAGAGAATGGCTGATGCGTTCGAGCGAGTGGCTGCTGGGACGTGCAAACGGCTCATCATTAACATGCCACCCCGGCATACCAAGTCAGAATTTGCGTCTTATTTGCTTCCAGCGTGGTTTTTAGGTAAATTTCCGCACAAAAAGGTGATCCAAAGCTCAAATACAGGCGAGTTGGCCGTGGGTTTTGGCCGAAAGGTGCGAAATCTGGTGGATCAGGACGTGTATTCCGAGATTTTTCCCGGTGTTGGGCTGCAAACGGACTCAAAAGCGGCTGGACGGTGGAACACCAACAAGGGCGGCGACTATTTTGCTATCGGTGTGGGCGGTACAGTGACGGGTAAGGGTGCAGACATCCTTATTATTGACGATCCGCACTCTGAACAAGAGGCGGCGATGGCCGCAAGCAACCCAGAGATATACGACAAGGTGTATGAGTGGTATACGTCAGGTCCGCGTCAGCGTCTACAGCCGGGTGGGTCGATTGTTATCGTGATGACACGCTGGGCACAGCGGGATTTGACCGGACAAGTGCTAAAAGCAGCCGCTGCAAGGGGTGGCGAAGAGTGGGAAGTGATCGAATTCCCTGCAATTTTGCCCTCAGGTAGCCCGCTATGGCCGGGGTTTTGGTCTCTTCCAGAGCTAGAAGCACTAAGAAACGAACTCCCCAATGCCAAATGGCAGGCCCAGTATCAGCAAAATCCTGTAGGCAATGAGAGTGCAATTGTCAAACGAGACTGGTGGCAGTGGTGGGAGGAAGAAGACCCACCCGAGTGTGACTACATTCTCCAGACGTGGGACACGGCTTTTGAGAAAAACAACCGTGCTGACTACTCTGCGGGAACAACTTGGGGCATTTTTAACCACAAGGACGACGGTAATAGGCCCAACATCATCTTACTTAATACGTATAAGAAGCGTGTTGAGTGGGTGGAGCTAAAGCGTGACGTGCTCAAAGAGTACAACGAATACGAACCGGATGGCTTGCTTATTGAGAAGAAGGCCACGGGAGCGCCGTTAATTTATGAACTCAGGGCGATGGGCATACCTGTGATGGAGTACACGCCTAGTAAGGGGCAAGATAAGATAGCACGTCTCAACTCGGTCTCAGACATAATTGCATCGAAGAAAGTTTGGGTGCCTAGAACAAGATGGGCAGAAGAGCTAGTAGATGAGATTGCAGCGTTTCCATCAGGCGAACACGATGACTTGGTGGACGCTACAACTCTGGCGCTTATGCGCTTTCGACAAGGTGGGTTTCTCCGTCTTCCAACTGACGAGCCCGAAGACATTCAATGGTTTAAGAGTCCGCGTAGAGAGCGGTACTACACAGTGTAAGGACGCATCATGGCCACAAGTTCAATGGACAAAAGTTTGTACGCAACCCCTATGGGTCTTGCCGATATGGAGCAAGAGCCAGATATAGAAATTGAGATTGAAGACCCCGAATCTATAACGTTTGGCCTGGGGGATTTAGAAATCCAACTTACGCCAGATAAAGACACGGACGAGGAGTTTGACGCCAACTTAGCCGAGTTCATGGACGACAGCGATTTACAGTCTTTGGGCGAGGACTTAATAGAAGACTTCGGTAGAGACATAAACGATCGCAAGGACTGGATGCAGACTTATGTGGACGGGTTGAAGTTACTGGGGTTGAAGTATGAGGAGCGTACCGAGCCGTGGCAGGGGGCGTGCGGTGTGTTTCACCCCATGCTGACTGAGAGCGTGGTTAGGTTCCAGAGCGAAGGCATCACTGAGACGTTCCCAGCCGCTGGGCCTGTTAAGACTGTGATCATCGGCAAAGATACCCCGGAGATTGAAGAAGCAGCAGTGCGAGTTCGTGATGACATGAACTACCAGTTGACCGAGGTGATGTACGAGTATCGCCCCGAGCACGAGAAGATGTTGTGGAATCTGCCCATTGCGGGTTCTGCGTTTAAGAAGGTGTACTACGACCCAAGCAAGGGGCGGCAGATGGCGGTGTTTATTCCTGCCGAAGATATCGTTGTGCCCTATGGCGCGAGTAACTTAGAGACCGCCGAGCGGGTTACGCACATCATGCGTAAGACCAAGAATGAAGTAGCCAAGCTTATAGAAGCTGGGTTCTACATGGATGTGGAACTAGGCGAGCCCACGTATGATTTGGACGACATTGAGAAGCAGAAGGCCGAAGAAATGGGCATGTCTGCGATCCAAGACGATCGCTATAGATTCCTTGAGATGCACATTGACTTAGACTTGGCTGGGTACGAGGACAAGGATAAGAAGGGCCGACTCACTGGCATCGCGTTACCCTACGTGGTTACTGTAGAAAAAGGGACACGCAAGATCGTGGCCATTCGGAGGAATTGGTATGAAGGAGACGTTCTTAAACTCAAGCGGCAACACTTTGTCCACTACCAATACATCCCCGGATTTGGGTTCTACGGATACGGACTTATTCACCTTATCGGTGGATACGCTAAATCCGCCACAATGCTTATTCGTCAATTGGTGGACGCAGGAACTCTATCTAACCTCCCCGGAGGACTTAAGTCGCGTGGCCTTCGGATTAAAGGTGATGACACACCGATTCAACCCGGAGAGTTCCGAGACGTAGACGTACCAAGTGGCTCCATCAGGGACAACATCCTGCCCCTGCCGTACAAAGAACCGAGCCAAGTGTTGTATCAGTTGTTTGACCGCATCGTCCAAGAGGGGCGCTCGTTTGCCTCTAGTGGCGACATGCAAGTCAGTGACATGAGCGCTAATGCTCCAGTGGGCACTACGTTGGCTATATTGGAGCGCACCCTTAAAGTGATGGGCGCGGTGCAGTCGCGTATGCACTTCACAATGAAACAAGAGTTTAAGCTCTTGAAAGTCATCATTGCTGACTACACCCCCGAAGAGTATGACTACGAGCCAGTGGACGGTAGCCGCAAGGCCAAACGGGGTGACTACGACTTGGTAGACGTGATCCCCGTGAGCGACCCTAATGCGTCAACGATGGCTCAGAAGGTTGTGCAGTATCAGGCGGTCCTACAACTTGCCCAGTCAGCCCCACAGTTGTACAACTTGCCCTTGTTGCACCGCCAGATGATTGAGGTGCTAGGGGTTAAGAACGCTTCCAAGCTAGTGCCTGTTGAGGATGATCAGATTCCTACAGACCCTGTGCAAGAAAACCAGAACTTGCTGACGGGTAAGCCCGTCAAAGCGTTTATTGAGCAGAACCATGAGGCTCACATTCAGGCGCACATGGCGGCTATTCAGAATCCAAAGATTCAACAGATGATGCAGCAGAACCCACAGGCGCAAGCAATCATGGCGGCGGCAATGGCCCACGTTAATGAGCACATGGCGTTTGAGTACCGCAAGCAAGTTGAGTTGGAGCTTGGCGCACCACTGCCCACTGAAGAGCAAAACAAGCAAATTCCTCCTGAGATTGCTGATCAGATTGCAATGGCAGTTGCTAAAGCATCGCAAAAACTTACTCAACGTGACCAGCAAGAAGCTCAACAACAACAGGCGCAACAACAAATGCAAGACCCAGTTATACAAATGCAACAGCAAGAGTTGAAGTTAAAGGGGCAAGAGCTTGAGCTTAAAGCCCAGAAACAAAAAGTTGAAGCGGCGGAAAAAACAGATCGCTTGCGTATTGACGAAGCACGGATTGCAGCACAGAAAGAAATTGCTGCAATGCAAGTCGCGGCTACAGCAGCCGCTGCGAAAGACAAACTCGCCTACCAAAGCGAGATTGAAGGGGTTCGTATGGGCATGGATGCGGCTAAACACCGTACTCAGATGGCCGTACAGCAAGCGCAACGGGCAGCGCAAAAATCGCCTAGTAGACCTAGAAAGGAAAATGATTGAGTGATTACAAACTCTTAGCCGTAGTTGCCAAAGAGATCGAGAAGGTGCGACAGGAGCAAATTGCTTTTATCGCTGCAAGCCGAGCCGATACCTTTGACGAGTACAAAAAAGTCTGCGGAGTCATCCGGGGTCTGAACCTCGCAGAAAACATCATTAACGACCTTGTGCAAAAAATGGAGAAGTCCGATGACTGAGTTTGACGTAGCGGCAGTAGACCTGTCTGGAATCTTGAACACCACTGCGGAGCAAAAAGCTAAGCAGTTGCCTGACCCCAAAAGGTTCATGATGTTGTGTGTTGTCCCCGAAGCAATGGAGGGATATCACGACAGTGAGGTGGGGCTAATCAAAGATGCCAAGACAATGCACTATGAGGAAGTACTCACTCCGATCCTATTCGTTGTGAAACTTGGCCCCGACTGCTATCAAGACCCTACCCGGTTCCCCAGTGGACCGTCGTGCAAGGAGGGTGATTTTGTCATCGTCCGCCCCAATTCAGGCACCCGTCTGAAGATTCATGGCCGTGAATTCCGCATCATCAACGATGACTCGGTTGAAGCAGTTGTGGAAGACCCCCGTGGTATTACACGAGCATCATAAGGAGTAACACATGGCAACATTGCCTGAATTTAAAGGTGAAGAGTACAAGTTTCCTGACGAAAAGGAGACTGCTGTTGAAGACAAGTTTGAGGTAGAAATCGAAGACGATACTCCTCCGCAGGACCGTGGGCGCAAGCCTATGAAGGAACCCGTGGAGGACCCGACTGACGAAGAACTCTCCTCTTACGACGAGAAGGTACAGGCCCGCATCAAGAAGTTCACCCGTGGGTACCACGATGAGCGCCGCGCAAAAGAGGAAGCTCAGCGCGAACGAGAAGCCGCCGAAACCTTTGCTCGACAGGTGTTTGAGGAAAACAAACGTCTCCAACAGCAGCTATCAACGGGCAGTAAAGCTTTTATTGAGCAGTCCCAGTCTGCCGCTGAGATTGAGCTTGTATCCGCTAAGAAACGATACAAAGAAGCTTATGAGTCCGGGGATGTTGACGCTCTTACGGAGGCCCAGGCAGAGATTGCCAAAGCCACCTTAAAGATAGACAAAGCCTCTGGTATGAGGCCAATTGAGGTGGAAGACAAGGATTTTGCCGCATCCCAACCTGCCCAGCCTAAGTTGGACCGTCGCACCCAAAAGTGGGTGGATACCAACAAAGATTGGTGGGGGAAAGACGAAGAAATGACTATGACTGCTATGGGGCTTGACAAGAAGCTACAAAAACAGTATGGTGCGGACTATATAGGTACTGAAGAGTACTTTGAAACCATCGATAAAACGATGCGCAAAAGATTTCCTGAGTATTTTGAAGATACTCAGAGCGACGAGGACGACGAACTGCCTCCAAAGAAAAGAACGTCAGACCCGGTATACGAGGACGATCCTCCACGCCGTGCAACAAGATCAGCTACGGTTGTGGCTCCGGCTTCCCGTAGTACTCCGCCTAATCGTATTAAGTTAAAGGCATCCGAAGCGGCGATTGCTCGCAGGCTTGGGGTCCCAATTGAAGAATACGCTAAACAGGTTGCTCAACTAAGAAGAGGTGAATAATGGATCAAGGCCAAGTCAAACCTGCTGAAAAAGCACAAAACCGTATGAGCCGTGAGTTAGATACTCGTGCTGTGATGCAACGCCCAACAGCGTGGCGTCCACCTGAGACTCTACCTAGCCCAGATGACCGTCCGGGCTGGAGGCACCGTTGGGTGCGCATATCTACATTGGGGACTGCTGATCCAAGCAATATTTCTTCAAAGTTACGCGAAGGATACGAGCCGTGTAAAGCGGATGAGTACCCTGAGTTGATGATGCACGCTACCACCGAAGGTCGTTTTAAAGGCAACGTTGAGGTGGGTGGACTGTTGCTCTGTCGGATTCCAAGCGAGTTTTTGGATCAACGTATGAAATACTACGAGACTCAAAATAAAGCCCAAATGGACTCCGTAGACAACAATTTTCTTCGTGAAAGCGATCCTCGTATGCCTCTTTTCTCAGAAAAGAAGACGAGAGTTACTTTTGGTTCTGGTTCTTAAATTTTAGGAGTCTTAGATGGCTTATCCTACAGTCTCGGCCCCTTACGGTCTAAAGCCTGTAAACCTAATTGGTGGACAGGTATTCGCGGGTGCAACCCGTTTGATGGAGATTGCAAGTGGTTATGCCACCAGCATTTTCTACGGCGATTTGGTTAAACGTATTTCTGATGGCACTATCGAAAAGGACACTGGCACGACAACTGCCACGCCTTGCGGTGTGTTTTTGGGTGTAAGTTTTACCAATGGTTCAACTGGTCAAATCCAGCAGCAACAGTACTATCCGGCTAGTCAGTCAATTGCATCGGGGTCTAAAATCTTCGCTGTGGTTGCTGATGATCCTGACACTCTGTTCCAAGTAGTCTCTTGTTCTGCAACCACGGTTGTGGCCGGAATGGGCATCTCTGCTATTGGTAACAACATTGCTTTGATTCAAACCGCCGGATCTACCACCACTGGTAACTCCAAAGTGGCTATTGATGAAGGCACTCAAGCTACTACCAATACGCTGCCTATCCGCATCATTGATGTGGTGCGCGAGACAGCAACAGGCGCTGATACATTTGTTGAATTTATCGTCAAGATAAATGCAACTATGCACCAGTACAATAATTCAACTGGCGTATAAGGAGCATAAACCATGGCTATTTCACGCGCACAACTACTGAAAGAGTTGCTCCCTGGCCTGAACGCATTGTTCGGTATGGAGTACTCTCGCTACGGCGAAGAGCACAAAGAAATCTATGAAACCGAGACTTCTGAGCGTTCATTTGAAGAAGAGACCAAACTGTCTGGATTCTCCGCCGCTCCGGTGAAGAACGAAGGCTCTGCCATTGCTT